TACCAGTCCGAGATAAACCGCAAACTTTTAATGGCCGAGAATACCCAGTAAAGTCTGCTTATCCTTGGGCTAAATGGCAGAAGGAACTAATTAGCAAGGGCGAACTATTGCACCTAATGACAGATAAATACGATACTAACGGATTCGGTATTGTAGGCGGGGCCGTATCTGGTAACTTTGAAATAATAGATATAGACGTTAAAAATTGGGATGGTATTGATACAAGATTATTTCAGGACATACGATCAATTTTCCCGCACCTTTTTGACCGCTTACGCATCCACCAAAGCCCTTCAAAAGGATATCATATTTTGTACCGTATTTTGGACCATACTGCAGAAGGCAACCGAAAACTTGCGTTTAAAGAAGGTGCTAAAGAGGCGGCTATTGAAACGCGCGGCGAAGGTGGTTATGTTGTTGCATCACCGTCAATGGGCTATAAGGTTGTCAAGGATAACCCCATACCAACTATCACATGGGCTGAACGTTGCAGTTTAATTGCCATTTGTGAAGGGTACAACCAAAAAATAAAAATAGCCCCTAAAATAGCCTCTAAAGCGCAAAATGACTTTTACGATGAAAATCCATTTGACCACTTTAACGGATCACCCGCAGCAGAAAACGTTCTAACAGACAACGGATGGACTTTGTTTGGGTCCTCAAATAACTTTATTTGGTACACACGCCCCGGAAAGCCCACCGGAGTATCTGCATCATTTAACAGAGATACACGCATTTTTTACATATTCACATCCTCAACAGAATTTGAACCATCACGCGGCTACAACCCTGCAACTGCATTGGCTATTTTACGGTTTGCAAATGACAAAAAAGCCTTGTTCCGTTGGTTGGTTGATAATGGATATGGTAAAATTAAGCCCGCAAAAGAAAAACAAATAGCTACATCCGCAGCGCGTAAGGGCATAGCAGTTCCAAACAATATGAGCGAAGAAGGCAAAAACCTTGCAGTATCTGTTCGTGGTGAACTTGAAGCACTACACCCATACGGTACATTTTGGGAATATAATGAGGAAAACCGCGTAGTTATAAACCGAGAGCAGTTGACATTGGTTGCAAATTACTTGGGCTTCAGGTACCATGCAGGCAATGTGGTACGCATTGATGGCTACCTTATAAACCGTATTGAGGAGCGAGAATTTCAGGACACTTTAAAAGAATACATACGCGAACCCGACAATGACGAATATTTTAAGATTGCAAATTCCTATGAATCATTTATGGAAGCCCACGGGAAATTTACCATGAAACGCTTGCCCATTCTTGACACATCTACAATCCTAACAGACACCACCCATATTGCCTACAAATTTTTTGCCAACGGCTTTCTTACTATTGATCCGTTTTCTATCACATTTAGCGAATATGATAGCTTAACCGATTTTCTTATATGGTCCGAAAAACTGCAAAAGCGAAACTATAACAAAGGCGAAGGCGGGAAATATGTTGAATTTATAAAACTTGCAACTGACCCAACACAAATAGAACATACCCAGCGCGCACTTGGCTACCTTTGCCATGACTTTAAAGATGAAACAACAGGCTATATTATTGTATTAACCGAGCAGTGCGCGGACCCTAAAAATGGTGGAGGTAGCGGTAAAAATGTATTCTGCAACCTACTTAAACAAACAACAACCTACACATCTAAACCTGGCGCACAGACTAAATTTGATGAGAAATTCTTTCAATCTTGGAATGGGCAAAAAATATTTGGTATTTCTGACGTACCTAAAAACTTTGACTTTTCATTCTTAAAAGAGCCATCCACAGGATCATTTATTTGGAAGAAACTATTCAAAGACGAAATTGAAGTAGCTACCGAGGACGCCCCAAAATTTATAGTGCAGACAAATTTTAGCTATGAAGTAACAGACGGCGGTTTGCGTAGGCGTATTATCCCGATAGAATTTACAAATTTTTTCACAGTTGCAGGGGGCTTGGATGTACATTTTGGTTGCCATTTTCCTAAAGGATGGACCACAGAAGATTGGGCCGGATTTGACAATTTTATAGCGCAATCCATCCAAAAATGGATGCAGGCAGGCCGCAAATTATCCGCTCAAGAACTAACTTTTACAGGGTGGCAAAAGCAATTTGAACAGACATACGGGGCAGTTATTGTAGGTATTATTCAGGAATATTGGAACCATTGGACAGGATTAGTAGAAATAAGCAATGATGATTTTAAGGCAAATTGTGAACGTTACTACAACGAAAACAACATTCCGAAGCAGTATCACCCATCTTCGCAACGTATAAACGCCGCACTAAAAGCATACGCGGAAAAATTTAACGTGGATTTTGAAGCAAATTTTTATAAAAAAGTGAACGGAATAGCGTCAAAATATCGCCTTTTTGCAGCCAAAACACCGTTCTAAATGGGTGTTTTTGGTTGCTTTTAGCGTTTTTGGTTTCCGTTTGGTTGCTGGTTTGGTTTCCGTTAAGTGTTTGATAATCAATACTTTTCTATTATAAGAAACTAAATAACTAATAATATTATATTAAATATATGGAAGTATATATATTATATAAGAAAAGCAAATGGATAAAAAGTGTAAATGTATATAGTACCTAAAAAGTAGGTAGTACGAGGACATTTTTCGTTTCTTGGTTGCTAAAAACGATAAAACGCTATAAATCAATAACTTAACGGAAACAAACTTTGTTTCTGCGGAAACCAAAAAAATTATCATGACAAAACAACAATTTTTAGACCTAGTTTTTACAACAGAGGATCAGTTTCAAGCAGCCGCAATGCGTTACATTAACAACAACTACCCGCAAACCCGCAAACTATGCTTTCACGTTCCTAACGAATCGGCATCAAGTGACCTAATGCGTATGAAGTTAGCAGCTAAAGGGGTAGTACCAGGAATACCTGACATTGTTTTTGTTAGCCCTGTATTTGGGCTAGAATTGAAACTTCCAAACGGAACACAGTCACCGGCGCAGAAAATAATTCAAGAACAATGGACTAAAGCGGGTGTGCCTTACTACATATGCTACACCCAGCAAGAATTTTTGTCCATTCTTGAAAATATCCTAACTTAGCACCATGCCAGCAGGAAGACCAAGAATATTTAACAATGAACTTGAACTAGCAAAAGCATTCGAGGAATACAAAGAATCTTTGGCTATTGAAGCTGAGAAATGGCTTAAAGTTCAGTACGTTGGAAAAGACGGCCAACGCATGACTGATGCCCAAAAAGTACCTTTGACTTTGGAAGGGTTCTACATTTACTGCCGCAAACATTACGGATGCGTTAAGCAGTATTTTAACAATACCGATAGCGAATATGATGAATTTCTAACTATCTGTTCGCACATTAAGGATGAAATACGCAATGATCAGATTACAGGCGGGTTGCTAGGGTTCTACAATCCAAGCATTACCCAACGCCTAAACAACCTGAAAGAAGCAACAACGAACGAGCATACAGGCGCAGACGGTGGTCCGATAAAGACGGCTATTATCTTTGCCGCCCCAGACGCAACAAACAAACCAATTGAATAACATAACGGTAAAGACTACACCTGTTTTTTGGGCAAACAAAGCCGCAATGGATGCGGGATGGCCTATTATCTGCAATGAGGGTGGCAGCCGTTCAAGTAAGTCTTACTCAATTGTTCAACTGCTTATCGCCGTTGCATTGAACAAACCACGGACAAGGATTAGTTTTGTTTCTCACTCCTTACCACATATCAAGCGCGGCGTATATCGTGACTTTAGGGTAATTATGGATGACTTGCAGCAATGGTCAGATGACTGTTTCAGCTATACGGATTTCGTGTACACGTTCCCAAATGGCAGCTACGTTGAACTGTTTGGACTAGAGGATGAGGGTAAGGCACGCGGGCCAGGTAGGGATATACTTTTCATCAATGAAGCCAACCTGATTAAAAAGCCATTGTTTGACCAGTTGGCAATGCGTACCACGGGGCAGATATTCTTAGACTGGAACCCAGCCGACTTTATGAGTTGGGTTTATACCATTGCGGACGATCCTAAACACAAACGCATACATTCAACCTACCTTAACAACATATCCAACCTAACACCATCACAGGTTAGCTACATTGAAAGCTACAAAGACCTACCAGATGACTTCCTTTGGAAGGTGTACGGACTAGGGCAAAGGGGTGCGGCAAAGGAATTGATATACACGCAATGGAAGTATTGCGAGCAACCGGGTAAAGGCGATGTATTCTTTGGCCTTGACTTTGGGTTTAATCATCCGGCGGTCCTAACCAAGGTGGAACACTACGAGGGCTGCAACTATGTACATGAATGCTTTTACAAGTCCAATCTAACACCAAGCGAACTGATTGCAGAGATTAAGCAGCACGTTCAAGGACGAGCACCGATATACGCCGATGCAGCCGAGCCAAAGAGTATTGAGGACATAAGCCGTGCGGGGTTGAATATCCATCCGGCAAATAAGGATGTCTGGAATGGTATTTTGACAGTCAAGCAATACCCGCTATACATCACACCAAGCAGCAAGAACGCGGCAAAGGAATTAAGCAGCTACAAGTGGAAGAAAGATAAGAGCGATAACGTACTGGAAGAGCCTGTTAAGGCAAACGATGACTTTTGCGATAGTATGCGGTACGCGATACATACCAACTTTGACCGTCCTAAATTCCAAGTAGCCGTATGGTAACGGGTAGCATTGAACACAAGATACACAACCTAGTACATGAGGCATTGCCGCGCGTGACCAAGTGCGTATATGATGAACAACGGATGCAAATTAAGCGTGAAAAGCTAATAGCCGATTTAACCAAACTTTTCTTAACTTTGGAAACAAACGTAAAACATGGCATCACTGATAGACCGACTGAGGGCATTCGTTAACCCATCATCGAGCCTTAACGCTCAATTAGCCATTACCAGAGGAATAGCTACCTGGCAGGGCCAAGACGGTGCTTCTTTTGTGCGCGATGGGTACGCAGGCAATGATATAGTTTATTCCATTGTCACATTGATAACTGAAAGGGCTAAGGTTGCACCGTGGGCTGTTTACAAGGTCAAGAACGAGCGCAAAGCAAAACAATACAAAGCCCTTATGGCTAGTCCTGACAAGATTGAGGACTGGTCAAAGGTGGCACAACTTAAAAGCGAAGCATACGAGATATACGAGGGGGATGCAAGGTTGAACGAGTTGTTAACCTATCCCAATGAGGAGGACACATGGGCCGACCTGTTGGAAGCATGGTTTATGTTCAAGCTAATTACTGGCAATGCGTATATCTACGGCAAAATGATTGAAGCGGGGAACAACAAAGACAAGCCACTAACGCTTTACGCCTTGCCCGCTCAATTCATGGGTATCTATGCCAATATTGAAACGTTTCCTGCAACTAAAACAGGGTACCAACTTTACTACGGTCAGTTAGTGCAATTTGACACAAGGGAGATACTACACGACAAATATCAGAATCCTGAATGGTCTATCACGGGCAATCAGCTTTACGGCCAAAGTCCATTGAGAGCGGCGGCAAAGACATTGACACGCTCAAACGAGGCAAAGACGGCTGCGGTTAGCGCATTCCAGAACGGTGGGCCGGCGGGCGTGTTGTTTATGAATGATGAGCGTTTTAATCCATTGGACGGGGCTGCTCAGGGTCAAGCCTTGAAAGCGGCCATCGCTAAGAATGCAGGATCAAAGAACACAAACAAGATTGAGGTTTCAGGGTATAAGGTGGACTATAAACAAATAGGACTAAGCCCTGTTGACTTGGATATTATCGAAAGTGAAAAATGGGATATGAGGGCTTTGTGTAACATTTACAAAGTTCCTAGCCGCTTACTCAATGACCCTGAAAATACAACAGACGCAAACGAGAAAGAAAGCCAAAAGGCATTGATCACCCGCGCGGTATTGCCACTACTTACGGCTGCAAGGGATAATTTCAACAGGAAACTACACAAGGATTGGGGCTACAAAGGAACGGGGTTAATTGTTGACTTTAGTCTGGATTGCTACCCTGAATTAGTTGCCGACAGAGCCGAGCAAGCAACGTATCTAAATACTGCCTGGTGGATTAGCCCTGCTCAAAAGATGGAAATAATGGGATTGAAAACACCTGACTTTATTCCTCAACAGGATATGGAAAAACTGTATATCCCTAGCAATATTGCCCCTAATGATGAGTTCGGACGCATTGACCTACCTTAAAACATACAACGCCGCCCGCAAACACTATTCACCCCTGTTTGCCGCGATACTTACAAAACAGTATCAGGCCATTGTATTGGGTAACGAACCAGACCAAGTAGAACTAAAGGCTACCATCCAAGACCTACACAAGCAGTTAGGTGTTAGGATGGCCGTTAGGACCAAAGAAACGGTATTGAAGCGCGCGGCAAAGATGACCAACAAAACAAGGTATGAACTTGTAATCATGCAGTACCTTGAAAGGATGGGATTGACACAACTTGCTCAAGACATTACCGACACAAGTAAAGAGGATATTCGTAAAATACTACTGCAACAGGTAGACCAACAACTTACCACAAGCCAAACCATGACCCTTATAGAAGCAAGGGGATTACCACGTTGGCGGGGTGAACTGATTGCCCGTACTGAAACAAGCCACGCAGCCAATGTAGGTTCAATGGTAGGGGCTTTGGATACGGGGTTAGTATGTAAAAAGGAATGGGTATCTGCACAAGATAACAGGACAAGACGCGAACCGCGCGACCAAACGGATCACCTACACATGAACGGTGTACAAGCAGACATGGATAAGCCGTTTCAAGTACCGTCTAAGTTTGGGGCTACTGCTATGCTTCACCCAGGTGAACCGAATGCACCCGCTAACCAAGTTTGCAATTGCCGTTGCTCCGTTGGGTTCATTCCGCAAAGGGATGCCAACGGTAAGCTAATGAAGATAGCTGATAACCCACCTATGGGGAATGTAGGTTACCTATGGCAGGCGTTGAATAATGTTGTTTTGTTGGAGATACAACAGGTCCTGCAATTAATCTAAAGGCTTCCATTTATTTTCGGTATTGATATTAATTCCGTCTTTTATATACTTTTCCCAAAGTTCATTTTGGCATTCGGATACAAGTATCAAATTTTCAGATGATGCAAATGTTCCTTCAATAAATTCTTTTAGTAAATCAATATTTCCTAAAGAATAGCCATATCCAAAGTCTTTTGCTATTGTGCAGTATTCTTTTGTGTCTGTATTTACTATATAAAGTCTATCACTCATGGCTTATAATTTAATTCCTCACCCGTCAAGGCGTAGTGCAGGTTTTGTAGGTGGTGGAGGTATTGAATGTCTGAATTAATATACCCTACTAATTTTAGTCCATACTTAGGGTTTCCTCTAAATAACCAATTTGAACTACCTTTTAAAGACCAACCATCCATGCCCTGCCACATATCTGCCCCACTTATTCCGCACTTGTGTCTTTCAAACCCGCACTTTTCCAATATTTCAGGCGTTAGGGGGATGGGTTTTGGACAAAATACAGAACACCATCCACCGTTAAAATCACATTCTATTGTATTTTTAAATAACGAACAAACTGTCATTTCGTTACCTAATTCTCCTATTATCCAATTACCTATCCTTAGTTCGTTTTCGCTTATCATTTTATATCGTGTTTAGCTTTTATTTTTTGTATTGTTTCCAACGATTCATGTTTATTGCCGCACAACTTACAAACCTATTCCGACACTATAAAAAATATTTTTGCAACATTATTGCAATTGTGTAACTTTGGGAACATGAAGCAATTCCAAACCAAAGACGCGTCCAATGGCATCCTAGATGTGGACATGGATAAAAGAACGGTGAAAGCCGTTTGGGCTAGGTTCGGTAACGTTGACCTAGACGGGGATATTATTGTACCCGAAGCCGTTACCAAGACTATCATGGAGCGCGGACCAAAGGGAAAGAACATGGTTTGGTCATTGGTTGACCATTGCGCCACAATGAAACACGCGTTTGGAAAACCAAGTGAATTGTATGTGGAAGGGGATATGCTTGTTGCAGTTACTAAGATTATTGAAACAGAGATAGGCGAAGATATTATTAAGCTATATAATGGCGGGGTAATTAATCAGCATTCAATCGGTTTCAGCACCATCAAAAGTGACTGGCTGAATGATAAGCAAGAGGTTAGAGTTATCAAGGAATTGAAACTATATGAGGGCAGCGCGGTCCTTTGGGGCGCAAACCCTGAAACGCCTACGTTAGGCATGAGTAAAAGCGAGTTTAAGCCTACGCCTGAAACAATGAGCAAACGCCTTGACGCATTACTACACTCATTCAAACACGGCACTTTCACTGACGAAACTTTTTCCTTAATGGAAATTGAAATAAAGCAAATCCAATCGTTACTCACCACTCAAGCCGCAATCGCACCTGAGCCGGATTATACGAAGCAGATAGCTGACGAATTATTATTATTAAACCTCAAATTTATTTAAAATGAGCCAAGAAATTTTGGACGGCGTTAAATCATTAAGCGCATCCATTGAAACCATCAAATCACAAGCCGCAAAAGCCGGTTTGGATGCAACCGAAGCTGCTAGAGTAGCAAATGAAATGAAGTCTAAATTAGACGGGTTGAACTTCGCAACACCTGAGCAATTGAAAACTGCAACAGACGAAATGCAAGCGCAATTGGACAAGTTCTTTACCGAAGGGAAGAAAACAGAGCAAAAACACGTTTCTTTTGGTCAGGAACTAGCTGAAAGCATGAAGTCTAACGCAGACGGTTTTGCTAAAATGAGCAAAGAAGGTAAAGGTACCCGCGTTGACTTTGAATTAAAAGCAGTTGGCGATATGACTTTTGCCAATAACTTTTCAACCGCTGATACTAGCGTTACTTTTGTAAGGCCAGGTATTATCGAATTGCCAAAACGCAAACTTCACATTCGTGAATTATTGCAGCAAGGTGGAATGGGTGCGAAATCTAACTTTGACTACGTGAAAGAAGTAGCGGGTGAAGGTTCAATTGCTCCTGCTGCTGAAGGTGCAACCAAAGCTCAGATTGACTTGGATTTGCAAGAAGCAAGCGTTAAGGCTGAATGGATTGCCGGTTTCTTACGCATCTCTAGGAATATGCTTGATGACGTTGAAGGTATGACTACTTTCCTAGGTTCAAGACTTCCTGAATTATTGCTAAGGGCTGAAGATACCCAATTGCTTTCAGGAACAGGAACAAGTCCACAGTTATCAGGTATAACTACTTCAGGTAACTTTACCGCTCCTACTGGCGCTGCTACAATTGATGTAGAGCAATTAGTTGAAGCTATTGCCCAATTAGAAGGATACGATAGAGAAGCAAATGGTATTCTTTTGAACCCGTCTGACTTCTACAATATCATGCTGACTAAAGCGAGTGGATCTGGCGAATATGACTTCCCATCATTGGTGAAGATTGAAAACGGTAAAATGTGGATTGGTGGTGTACCCGTATTCAGAAGTACAGCCATGACCGTTGATAAGTTCATTGTAGGTGATTGGGTTATGGGTGCAAACCTTATTTTCCGTGAGCCTGCTAAATTACAGTTCTTCTTTGAAGATGGTACTAACGTTCGTGAGAATAAAGTGACCGTTCGTATCGAAGAAAGAGTAGCGTTCCCAATTTACGGAAGTAACTACTTCGTGTATGGTGACCTAGGAAACGTAGCATAAAATAGTGTGTTGTTTTAAAGCAAAGCCCCTTGTAAAATAGGGGCTTTGCTTTTTTTGTCAAATAGTTGTAACTTAGCAATTATGAAAGTTCAAATAATCAAAGAATACAAAGACCTTGGACTAGGCCGTAAGGTATTAGTAGGCGAAGTCTTGGAAGTAGGGGAACTACGTTCAGAAGTGCTTATCGGCAAAGGTTTTGCCGTATCTATGCCCGAACCCGCGCACGTACCAAAGAAGGAAACCAAACACAAACCTAAAAAAGTAAAGTAATGCCATATTCATACATTACCGATTTCACCTATGAGGATGCGAGCGGTATCACTGAGCCGGTCACACTAGCAGAAGCAAAAACCTATATTAGGGTAAGCGGGAGCAGCGAAGATGACTTAATCACGGCCATGATTACAAGGGCTAGACAAGCCATTGAGCGAGCCACATCTTTGGCTATTGTGAACAAGAATGTAAGTGTATGGTTTTGCAATGAAAACGGATCGTTCCAGATTCCATTTGGCCCGCTTACGGGAACGCCTGTTATAACCAATAATGAAACAGGCGATACCATAGCCGCAGCCGATTATAGGCTTATTGGTGGTCAATTCCCTGTATTAAAAGAGCCTTTATTGTCTGACATGAAAATAGTCTACACGGCAGGTTATGCCACCGTTCCAGAGGCGTTAAAGGGTGCAATATTGGATCAGGTGAATTATATCTATGAGAACCGGGGCGCGAACATTGACAGTTTAGGTTTTGCACCAAAAGTAGCTACAACCGTTTTACAATGGACTAGACAAAGCCCTATATTATGAAGCTAGCAAGGACAAACGAGATTACCGCTGAAACCATGCGTGAACTGTTCACGGTGCAAACCTTTAGCCAAACTACTGACGGTGAGGGTGGCTTTACTTATGCGGTAACTAGCACGGCTGATTATTGGGGCGATATAAGCCCATTAAGCCAGTCAAGGGCATTGCTTGAGATGAGTATATCATTCAAGAAAGCCGTTCGGATTTACACGCGCTACACCACAGGAATAACGGTAGATAACAAGATATTGTTTGATGGGGAAACATATACCATTCACTCTATTTTAGACATTGATACCAAGAAACAATATTTAAAGATTATCGCGTATGTTTAACGCTAAATTGGACGGATTGGATGGGCTTAATAAGCGCATATTATCCGCTCAAAAAGTGGTGCAGGATGATATTTCGGACGAAATGAGCGCATCGGTGTTAAACATGCAATTGGACGCAAAAAGGATGGCCCCAAAGAACCTTGGTACATTGTCACAAAGTTTGCAGATTGATATAAGCCAACCATTGAGCAAATCAGTGTTTTCTACTTCAAGTTATGCGCCTTATGTGGAATTTGGAACGGGTGGGCAGGTTTCTATTCCTCCAGGATGGGAAAGCGAAGCCGCCGCGGCACAAGGTAAAGGCGGTAAGTTCAAGGATATGCTATTGGCTATTCGTGATTGGTGTTTGAGAAAGGGCATAGACCCTAAAGCGGCTTATCCTATTGCGGTTTCGATACTTCGCAAAGGGATAAGACCCCAACCGTTCTTTGTGCCTGCTTATGAAGCTGAAAGGCCGAAATTGATTCAACGTATTAAAAACTTACTGAAATGACCAACCCAATACCAGCGATAAAAAAATATCTATACACTGCCATTGGAACGGCCACTAGCTTAACTGTCTACGATGGAATTGCGCCGGATGACGCGGACAATGAATACATTGTACTAACAGGCCGCAGTGGTAACCAATTGCAAGGGAAAACAGGCTTTACTAGCAATGTGACTATGACAGTGGACATTGTTACGCGCGGGCAATTCACAGGATATAAACGTAGTGAAGACATTGCCCAATTGATACTTACCGCGCTGGATAGTAATACAAGCATAACACTTTCTACCGGTCAAGCTACATCGCTTTATTTGGCTACTATAACCAATTTAGACGGACTTAATCCGTTGGACAATGTGTTTAGAACGATAATCACTTATAATGTCATTATTAGTGGGTAATTTGGAATTGTGGATTGGGTTTTGTAGGTTTGAAGCATAAACATAAACACTATGATTAAAGCAAATGAATTAAGGATTGGCAACAATTACATGGTAGGCGGTCAACTAATTACTGCAACTGCTGAAGATATTTTAAAATGTAGGGCAAGACCAACACTAAGAAGGCCAATAGAATTAACGCCTAAAGTATTGGTTAAATGCGGGTTTGCAGAGCAGTTTGGAGAGTTTATTCTTTCAAAAGGAGACCCTTATGAAAATGGTAATTTTTTATTTACAATTGAAGAATCTACTATACAAATTTCTGTATTGAATGAAGGTAGTCAATTGCAATATATTTTTATACCAAAGCCCAAATATTTGCACCAACTTCAAAACCTATACCACGCACTAACAGGCGAAGAACTAACATACAATGCCCAATAAAGACCACCTAGAAGCCATTATCTTACAAGCCATGCCCATTGACTACAAATGCCGGTTCAATGAGATGAAGCTGAAAGTAAGGCGCGAAAAATTATTGGATGAATTATTGAAATATTGTACATTGCTTGAAACAAAAACACAAACATTATGAAAAAGAGAAGATTAGGAATGGCCGCTTTAGCTTTATTGGCAGGCGGTTTAGGTCAAATGACCCCAACTGCTTTAAATGCAAAAACAGTTGAAGTAACCCAACAAGCAAAACAAGAATTGCCAAAGCAAACGCGAGAAACACGCAGGCAAATTTTACCTGATGGTTTTGGTGGGTTAGACTTTCCACTAATTGACCACGGGAGAAGCCCAAAAGAATACGGGCAATGGCTGCAAGCTAAGGGCAAGCAAAAATGGTCAAAATAAAAATAAATTATTAAGCGGGTATTTATCCCGCTTTTTTTGTAATTTAGCACAAAACCAAATACAATGGCAGAAACAAGAATTTCAGGACGTGACTATATCATGACCGCCGATATTGATGGCGATTCAACATTTAAGGTTATTGCTTGTTTAACTAGCAATACATTTACTTCAAAAGCGGGTACAATTGACGGTACAAGCAAATGCGGTAACCTTATGACACAAGGGCCAGACTTTGACCAGTCTTTTAAGGTTGAAGGCTTTGCCATTGATGAAACAGGCACACCGTCCAAAGACAGTTACAGGCAATTATACGCAGCACACGCGGCGGGTACTGCCTTTAATGTAAAGATGGGGCCAGCGGTACCAGCCACCGGCGATGTTGTTTATTCAGCTAGTATTTTCATCAGCGATTGGGATTTGAAAGCAGACGACAAAGATGATGTTAAATTCAGCGCAACCTTTACCGTGAGCGTACCTCCTGCAACCCAAACCGTAACAGTTTAGTATGTTTAAACTAAAGAACGGCAAGACCCTGAAATGGGGTACTTTTGCCATGATGCAATATTGTGAGAGACAGGCCGTTGATTTAAGCGGCCTGCTTGAACAACTAGCGTCTTTGCAGTTGAATATCAAGACACTTGTAGCAATGGTTATTGTCGCGTCCGATGGTTCATGGGATGAAGCAGCTATCTGCGATTGGATAGATGAGAACGGCGGTATATTTGCTAAGGATGGTGAGGTAGTTGACTTTGTTAACTACGTGCTGAAAAATACCGTAGTCAATCAATCAGATCCTATTGAGATGACACCAAGCGAAGAAAAAAAAAGCGTAAGCCTTTAACGTGGGATGACGTTATGATTAGAGCCGTTGAGGCGGGTATGACCATTGAGCAGTTTTGGGCTGCAACGTGGAAAGAGTTCCAAATATATGTGATAGCATACGAGCGGCGCGAGATACAAGAACTAAAGCGCACAAGAGCCATAGCACACATGATGTACAGAACAGGCGGCGGAACGGAAGAAAAGATTGAAAGGTTTTGGCCGTTACCTGGCGACCCTAAAGCACCTGAAAGGGTGCCGGTTGATCCGAAAGATTATGCGAAAATATTCGCAATGTATAAATAGCCCCAACGTTGGGGCTTTTTTCGTAATTTAGCACAAACGCAAAAGAATGGCAGATGAAACTTTAAAGATAACCATAACGGCCGACAATAAATCGGCCATTGAAGGATTGAAGCAAGTATCAACTGCAACACAGTCGTTTGTTACTGCTCAAGGTAAATTGGTTACAGGTAGCAACCAAGCAGCCCAAGCGTTGACTAACGTAGGCCGAGTGGCGCAAGACTTACCGTTCGGCTTTATTGGCATCCAAAATAACCTTAACCCATTACTTGAATCGTTCCAGAGGTTGAAGGCTGAAACAGGCAGCACCAAAGGGGCTTTGACTGCATTGGGTAGTAGCTTGATTGGTGCGGGTGGTATTGGATTGGCTTTGAGTGTTGCGTCTAGTGCGTTTCTGTTGTTTGGGGATAGGTTATTTGACAGTAAAAAAAAGACGGAAGAAGCAAGGAGTGAAATTGATGAATATAGGCGTTCACTTTTAGAAGCAAATAAGGCCGCATCAAAGAACCTTGAAACAGTTGCAAATATTGTTGCAGCCGAAGGCTTACAAACTACATCATTAAAAGATAAGCAAAAAATAGTTGAGCAACTACAAAATATATCAGAGCAATATTTTGGTAACCTACGAATAGAAAAGGGGGAAGTTGTAGGCCTTGCAAGCGCATACCAATTATATGCTGATAATATTTTTAAAGTTGCTGAAGCAAAATTAGCTTCAAAGAAGATTGAAGAGTTAGGTGCAAAATTAGCAGATGTCACTAGGTTATCAAGAAACCTAAACGACACATTCATGCAGGGCGGTAAGCAGGCTTTTATTAATCCTATTGAAAGCCTGAAGCAATTAGAAAAATTAACTTCAGGAAGTTATTTTGAAAGTCTGCAAAATGTTCAAAGTATTGTTAATTTAACTGGCAAAACTGAAAAGGATGTTTTACAATATTTAGACCAAAAAAATAAACTTAGAACTGAAGAACTTCAGCTTTCAGGTAGAATTTATGGCTTTGCTTTAAAAACCGCTAGTGTTGACAATCCTATCAAAAACAATACAGGGAAAGGCCCAAAGGAAATAACAAGCGCCCCAGCAGATATTTCAAAACAGGCAAAATACACTCCTAGACCTGAACAGGACTTAGTAAGTGTACTTGATGCAAATAGAATATTAATTCAGGCGCAAAATCAATCTCTTGACAAATTAAGGGCCGAGCAAGCTAAAAATACTGTTGCTAAGTCATTAATGGCGGGCGGTTTAACAGGCGTTAATGGCCCACAAAAAACACAAGCACTTGCAGAGTTTGACCAAAAACAAGCAGTTAATCAGCAAATGTTGCTAGGTATTGAGCAAAGCCGATTGGATGTAATAGCCAATATTAACAACAAATTCAAGGAACAGAAAGCATTAGCAGAAAGCACCGCCGTTGCCGCTTACGCTACCCATTTGGAACGATTGCGCCAACATACCTTGGAACCTATCCAACGGTGCAAACCCATTTGAAACGCTATCCAATGCGGTTAAG